AAAGTAGAAAAGATCATCGTAAACGAAGACAAGGGCAAGAGCGTTGAGCAGTATGTGATACGTGATATTGATTTCAACTTGAATTCACTGGTTGGTACCAACATGTTGGTGCACGATCAGTACAGCTTTCCAGGCGGTTATCCTCGCAGTGGGAACCCTGCAGCTGGCGCTGGTACCATCAACTATGGTCTGGCTAACAGTCCAGGTTCTCGCCAGTCGCGCTTTGACAACCTGCCAAATGATACCGCAGTGGATGCTACGCACGTGGTGCATCTCAGCTTGAGCGAGGGCATGGATAACCAATGGCCTTTTGGCACTAGCATACTAGAAAGCATCTACAAGGTATACAAGCAGAAAGATCTGCTTGAAGATTGCATATTGATCTATCGCATCGTGCGTGCTCCAGAGCGTCGCGTGTTCTACATTGACGTGGGTTCGCTATCTGGACCACGCGCTATGCAGTACGTTGAACGCATCAAGAACGAGATCTATCAACGCCGTATACCTAACAGGACCGGTGGCGGAACCAGCGTGATTGACGCTGCTTATAATCCAATCAGCATCAACGAAGATTTCTTCCTTGCTACCAACGCAGAAGGCAAGGGCACCCGAATTGATACGCTGAATGCTGGTGAAAACCTGGGTCAGATTGACGACTTGAAATATTTCAACAACAAGATGATACGCGGTTTAGGTGTGCCCAGTGGTTACTTGCCTACTGGTCCAGATGATGGAACAGCTACCTATAATGATGGTAAGATGGGCACTGCATTCATACAAGAATATCGCTTTACCAAGTATTGCGAGCGACTGCAGAACCTCATGAGTCCTGTGCTTGACAAGGAATTCAAGCTATTCCTCAAGCATCGTGGTATTGAGATACAGAGCAATCTGTTTGAACTGCAGTTCTTCCCACCTCAAAGCTTTGGTGAATATCGTAGGATGGGCATGGATGCTGAGCAGATCAACCTGTTTAGCACTCTCATGGGAACCGAAGCAACCAAGTATATAAGCAAGCGCTTTGCACTTGAACGCTATCTGGGCTGGAGCCAAGATGAGATATCTCGCAATGAAGAGATGTGGCGCGAAGAAAATGCTGAGAAGGTCAAGACCAAGACCGGTACTGCTGCAGGATCTGAACCACCAGGTATGAATGCCATAGGATTGCGTCCAGAATCTGAATCACCGGCTCCCGAGGGTGCAGCACCAGAGGGATTGGAAGGTGAAGCTCCAGAAGCTGGAGGAGAAGCGCCAGCAGGTGGTGAAGCGCCAGGAGCAGCACCAGCTCCGCCAGGTGGCGGCATCTTAGGTGGCTGATATCAACCATAAATATCGTAGCAGGAGCAGATAACATGAGAGCTGATGAGATAGAAGGTGCGTACTATTCACCGCAAGATGACAAGTTCACGCCAGCTCACATACATGATACTCGCCGTCCTCGCTTGACGCTATTCCAGCTTAACAAGCTTAAAAAGATGCGAGCAGCCAAGGCATTGGAAGATCTTGTGCATGCTGACCATCTAGAAATACAATACGCACCTGCAGAAGAAGGTGCGCCGGGCCTATGACCTATTACATACCTTATCAAGCAACAACGACTTCGCAGAGTAACATCGTAGTACAGGATGGTACTATAGACACTACTAGCACTAGCTTAGCTCTTGTTGGACCTAACACAGTGAATTTTGGCTTGTATATCAACCAAAATTTCATTGAACTGCTGCAGACTTTTGCTTCTAACACTGCACCAATAAGTCCATTGATCGGCCAGCTATGGTATGATACGATCCTTGGTTCTATCAAGTATTACAACGGGGTGCAGTGGAAAGTACTGACACCTCCATACGATGGTGCAGCAGGTACTGCTACAACCAGCATACTTGGACAGGCAGTAGCTCTTACCTTGGCAGACAGCCAGATAATTTATGCAGTAAGTCTAGTTCCGCTTGATCAAGCAGCCCTGCCTACCAGCGTGTTGATAGATGATACCTATTATGCAATGAGCAGCAGATTTCCGCATGGCCTAGGTGCAGGTATTACTATAGCCACTGACAGCAATGGTTTACAGCTATGGGGTACTGCTAGCACAGCAAATGCCTTTGCTAGCAACATGACCATAACTGTAACTGGTAGCGCTAATGCCAGAGTAAGCTTTAATGGTAGTGGTAACGTGGTGATGCCAATGTCACTGACCAACGTGGTTACAGCAGGCTATTATCAAAACGTTGTAGTTGGAAGCAATGGTATCGTGACCAGTGGCCAGCAATTGAATGCCAATGACATTGCGACAGCTCTAGGTTATGTGCCTAGCCCGGTAGATGGTGTAGCTAACAGCCTTAGCTTTGGTTCTAACATCATAATCAATGGTGTGGTAGGCGGAAGCAACATATTCCATGGTAATAGCAACATCATAATCACTACCACTTTCCTCGATAATCCTATGCCTACCAATGGTATCATTGCACTGCCAACCGGCGCTACCATACCAACCGGTTGGTACATAGCCAATGGTCAGAGCGTGGTTAAACCAAATGGCGGCGGCACAGTGGTAACTCAGAATCTCACTGCTGCTAATCTAACTGGCTGCGTCTGGATACAAAAAGTTTACTGATTTTTTTGATCTGTCACAGATCTGTAATTTTTCACCTATATTTCACCAGAATCATCTGCGGGTATTAAATATACCCGAGTCTGTATCACATCTTACAACACAGGAGACTAACACTATGGCTAAGAGCAAGCTAGAACAAGTCCTAGAGCATCTCGTCGCAGGCGACGAAGCCAAGGCAAAAGACCTACTTCATCAAGTATTCATTGAAAAGGCTCGTGCGATCCACGAGGAACTGATCAGTGCTGATGAGGACATGGAAGAAGAAACACTGGGCGGCGACGAAGGCAAGCAGCTACGTCACGACATGATGCATCACAGCAACGAGATCGAAGAACTCAGCAATGAGATCGATAGCGAGGAAATCATGGGCGAAGCAGAAGGCGATGACATGGACATGGCTGACATGGACATGGCTGATGCCGAAGACGACCTCGGCGATGCCATGGCAGCTACCGATACTGCTGACATGGACATGGAAGCTGGTGAAGCTGATGTCATGAGCGATATCGAAGGCACTATGGGCGATCTTGAAACCGCACTTGCCGATCTCAAGGCTGAGTTTGAGCGCCTCGAAGGTGTTGAGGGCGAAGAGCACAGCATGGATGACATGGGCGGCGAAGAAATGAGCGACGAAGAAGGCGAAGAAGAAGGCGAAGAAGAGATGGACGAAATGTTCACTGAAGAAGACTTCGACGATCTCGCTGAAGCAGTTGAGCTTGAAAAGGTAACTGTTCCCCACAGTGGCGAAGTTGGTGCTGGCAAGTTCAGCCCACGCGATGCCAATGAAAAGGCCAAGAGCCCACTACCGCCAACGCAGACTTCACGCTTTGGTGCTGAGCCAATCAAGACCGGCAAGGGTCCAACAGCTAACGGTTATGCTCTGCAGGCAGCTCCAAAGAGCGACAAGCTCCCAATCCTCCCAAAGACCAATCAGCGCAAGACTGATACCGAAGGCATGGAAAATGAGCAGAGCGGCAAGTACGGTGCCAAGGAAGACAGCAAGAGCGCACTTGACACAACTGACAAGACTTTTGGCAAGGGCAATCAGACTAGCCCACTCACACATGCTCCTCGCAAGTAATTGAGACTGCTGATATGATATAAAAATACCGCAGGAATCGCTCCTGCGGTATTTTCTTGTAAAAAACACCTGTTTTGAACAGGTTAATCAATCTGTCACTAAATATCACACCAAACTATAAGGTAGTGTCATGAAAGAAAATATCCTCGTTGAACACCTCGCCTACGACACTGCAAAAGCTGAAGTCATAACTGAGTCAGCTGGTGAGGGCCAACCAAAGAATGTCTACATGAAAGGCATCTTCATCCAGGGTGGTTTGCGCAACCATAACGGTCGCGTGTATCCCGTGAATGAGATCCGCAAGGCGGTAGAGACCCTGAATGAGTCAATCAAGCAGGACAATGGAGTTCTTGGCGAGTGTGATCACCCACAGGAACTGCAGATACACCTAGACCGCGTGAGCCACAAGATCACTGATATGTGGATGGATGGAGCCAACGGATACGGCAAGCTACAGATATTGCCAACTCCTTGCGGTGAGA